CACCCCATATAGCGAACTATTCTAGCTATCCTTTCGGTGTCAATGTTGGGACCCGCATGGATGTTATTCATATGCAACCAAGTCCAAGCTGCAGAGCAACTATTATTAATTTGCATCTGGCCGAGATCAGTACTTCTATGCTCAAGTATGTATGAATATACTTCCCTTATTATAGCCTTAGTAAGATCCCCATCGTAACAGTTCCATGCAGCAAAGAGAACGAGAACGATATTACCGAAATTCACAGACCATCCTCCACGAACCATCTCACTAGCGGCAACTAGGAACACATCATCATCCTCTATGTTGTTGCTGCCCCCAACGCTCCTCTGGTAGCTCTGCTGAATCACAATAGAACCGAGTGTTCTATCCATAGGCATCATAGCGGGTCGTGCACCAATGGCGACACTTAGTTCATATAGTCTGGCCTGAGATCTGCTAATAGAATATATTGGTACATCAGAAGCATCACTATTAATGAAATTAGGCTCACTAACACTATATGTGTTGATAGTCTCTGTTCCTTTAGGCAGTATACCGAATAAGAAGATATCATCACCGTCCTGTGCAAGAACTGCCATACCGCCGGGAAGCCTATTGACATAGAGGTAGTTGTAAATAGCAGTATTCTCAGTTGCATAGCTACTAATAGTGATAGTGTAATCAGAGGTAGTTGTTACAGATTCAAAAGGGCTTTCTGTTGTCATACGGGCAGTGAGGCTGCATTTCCCAATGAGGCAGTAAGGAGCTACTAACCTTCGAAGGCTAGCATCTGTGACATAACCATGTATACCCCACCTATTAGAATGGCAGACTAGGAGGTTAGCGACGATATCCTCATACATCTCATTCTTGATAAGAGACAGTATGTCCTCCTCAATTGCTACAAATTCACCATCACCAATGTCAGCAGCTACCATAGTGCATTCCTCAACAGGTGTTAGCCTAGTAGCATGTCCGATCTTCTCAGCTTCTCTTGTGTGCCTAATTTCTAAACCCTCA